GCCGACGACGCCAAGTCGCGATGGGTCTCGAAGTTCGGCGGGGCCACTCGGGAGCCGGTCATCCTGCCCAACGGGACCCAGGTGATCCCCCTGGCCTGGTCGCCCTCCGACACGCAATTGGTCGAGGCCCGCAAGCTGACGCTGCTCGACGTGGCGAACCTGTTCAACCTCGACGGCTACTGGCTGGGCTCGCCCGTGGCCGGGATGACCTACAAGACGGCCGCGCCGCAGTACCAGCAGATCCTGCGCACCTCCATCGAGCCGGTCATCTGCGATTTCGAGGACGAGTGGTCGTTCGAGTGGTTGCCCCGCGGCCAGGCGGTCACCTTCGACCGGAACAAGCTGCTGCAGGAGGACCTGCCGACGATGGCGCTCGCCGTGGCCACTCTGGTGAGCGCCAAGGTGGTCAGCCCCGAGCAGGCGTTCTACCTCCTCGGCATGCCCGCCACGCTCGCCACCAGAGGCGCCCCGGACCCGACGTGGCAGAAGCCCGCCGCGCCCCCGATCCCGCCACCAATCCCGCCACCTCCCCCGACCGGAGGACCGCCAGCAGAGCCCACCCAAGGAGAGCCGCCACCATGAGCACGTTCGTCTACATCGAGGACCGGGAGCATCCCGGCCCCGGTGGCAGTGGTTCACGCAGCCGAGCGATGACCACCACTCTGGAGCTGCGGGAGGTGACGCCGGGACGGGCCACGGCCCACGGGCCTTACGCCACGCTCGAGGGACGGGCGGTGCCCTTCGGTGAGGAGGCCAACCTCCACTGGTTCCTCGAATCCCACGACCCGTCGAGCCTGAAGCGCTCCACCGCGGCCGCGGCCAAGACGGCCCCGCTCCTGCTCTTCCACAACAACCAGTCGTTCCCGATTGGTCACGCGGAGCAGTGGACCCATCGCGACGAGGGCCTCGACGGGCTGTGGCGGCTCAACTCGTCCCACGAGGCGCAGGAAGCCGCGACCCGAGCCGACTCCGGGGATCTCACCGGCCTGTCGATCGGCTTTGTGCCGCTGCGCTCAAAGTGGGAGTTCGTCGACGAGTGGGACCCCGACCTCGGCCCCGACCACATGGACCGGGTGACCCGCCTGGAGAGCCGTTTGGTCGAAGTCTCGATCACGCCGACGCCGGCGTTTGCCGGGGCCCAGATCGCTTCGGTGCGCCAGAGCCCCGACGGGCTCATGGTCGACGGGATGACCCGCGACGACTACAGGCAGCTGCGGACCATGCTCGGGCCACCCACCCCGCGAATGGATGAGTGGCGCCAGTACCTCTCGACGCTATAGTCCGCACCCAAACGCACGGCACGCGGTCACGCCCGCCCGCCGCCCGCCCTCCGGCCCGACCTGGATAGGTCACCCGGAGGACACCGGCTAGAGGCACCGGGACGCCAGCACCCGGAAGCGCCACACAGCGCACGGGAGCCTACGGCCCCCGGCTCTAGCCAAAGGAGACACCAATGCGTAGCGCCGTCCTGCAACGGCTGTACGACGAGCGTCAGCAGCTCGTGGACACCATCGAGAACGTCCTCGGCCAGGTCGAGGGCCGGGACCTCACCGATGCCGAGCTGGCCGTCCTCGGCCGCACCAAAGAGCGCATCGCCGAGCTTGAGCTTCAGATCAAGCCGTTGGAGGACTACGAGGCGGTCCGCGACGCCCACCGCGAGACCCGAGTGGAGACGGCACCGAACGGTCCCCGCCAGCTCCCCGAGCGGGTGCCTGCCGAGCCGCGCCGCATGGATGGTGGCGACCGGGGCCAGCTCTACCCAACGGCTGGCTCCTTCGTGGTCGACTACCTGCGGGCCATGGGCATCCTCGAGCGAGGACGGCCGGACTCCGACGCCATGGCCCGGGTCCAGCAGGCCCGAGCGGTAGCCAACCAAACCACTGGCGACACGCCCGGCCTCCTGCCGACACCCATCGTGGGCCAGGTGGTGAACATCATCGATGCCTCCCGCCCTTTCATCACGTCAATCGGCGGCACTAAGGCACTGGCCGGGATCCCCGGCACGACCTTCAGCCGCCCGACCATTGCCCAGCACGTGGTCGTGGGCGAGCAGACGGCGGAGAAGACCGAGCTGCCGAGCCAGAAGATGAGCATTGCTCAGATCCCGTTTGCGAAGAAGACCTATGGCGGCACCGTCGACATCTCCCGACAGGACATCGACTGGACCCAACCCGCGGCGTGGGACATCCTCGTGAAGGACCTGGCCGACGTCTACTCCCGCCAGACCGAGCAGGCCATCGCCCGAGACTTCGCGGCCAAGGCGACCGGTACACCGGTGGACATGGGCACGGCGGGAACCGCCCCCGGTCTGAGTGACTGGACCACTGCCCTCTACACCGCGGCCATGCGGAGCTACAACGCAGGCATGCGGATGCCGGACCGCATCTGGTGCTCGCTCGACGTGTGGGCCTCGCTGGGGTCCATGGTCGACGCCCAGCGAGTGGTGCTCCCACCGGACATGACCAACTCGATCACCGATGCGGCCATCGACAGCTGGGACATCGGTTCATCGGGTCTGGCCAGCTTCCGCGGTGACGTCCTCGGGTTGCCCCGCATCGTCTGTCCGCAGATGACCGATGGGACCTGCATCGTGGGCCCGTCCACTCTGTTCGAGGCCTACGAGGAGGTCATTGGCCTGCTCAGCGTCATCGAGCCGAGCATCCTCGGCGTCGAGGTCGCCTACGGCGGCTATGTGGCCTGGGGTCACCTGGAGCCAGGCGCCTTCGTGCCGCTGAGCATCCTGGGCACCCTGCCCACCACTGCGCCGACCAACGCACCCAAGTCGACCAGCACTTCGGCCAAGTCCTCGTAAGGAGGTAGCTCAATGGCGGTCTGGCCCACTCTGAAGGAGGTCCGCACGTTGCTCCGGCTTCAGCCGGACCCAACCGAGGACGGAGTGATCCAGACCGCCCTGAGCGCAGCGATCAGCTACGGGATGGGCCGCATGGGCTCGCAGCTGGTCGACAACGGCGACGGCACGTTCGGTCCGGGGAAGGTGCCGACCTATCCGGGCGACACCCAGGACCTCCCCGACGGCGCCCACGAGGCGTGTCTCCTCCACGCCGCTCGGCTCTATCGACGCCGGGACTCGATCGACGGCACGCTCGGCTTCGGTGATATGGGAGTGGTGCGGGTCGGGCGCACCGATGCCGACGTGGACGCCCTGTATGCCAACTGCGGGCCTGTGGTCTTCGGGTGAGCTGGGACCGCTCCCTCGTCGGCCCCGCGCTGGCCCAGGTCCTCACCGATGCAGTGGTGGCCGCGGGCGAGACGATCACCGTGTTCGAGAAGCCGCCCGGCACCCTCAACCCGCCCGCCTTCGTGGTGGCACGCCCCACGACGGTGCGCTATGCCACGTTCGCATTCGGTGTGGACGACGTGGAGCTGCCCGTGCTCTGCGTCGGACCACTCGACGGTGACGACCGGGTGGCCGAGCTGATCGCTTTCGCCCGCGCCGCGATCAGCGAGCCAACCCTCGGCGGTGTGGTCCAGATTTGCTATCCGACCGGGGAGCGGAACTGGCGGGCCGTCAACATCGCCGGGACCGACCTGCTCTCGGCCGAGCTGGTGTTCAGTATCCAAATGTGAGGAGGACCAAATGACCGACATCATGGACCCGCCGATCAATGGCGGCAACGGAGGCGGGGACGCGCACTCCGAGGTGCTGGCGACGGGGGATCCGGCCCCGGTCGTCGCCCAACCACTCATCCTCAACGACGCCTACTTCGAGCTGAGTGGTGTGAACCTGCGCTGCCTCGTGCAGCACCTCGAAGTAAGCCCGGAGAACAAGCCCGTCACCGTCACCTCGTTCTGTGCCGAGACGGACTACCCCGGCGTCACCAAATGGCACCTCCGGGTGACCTTCTACCAATCGTTCGATGTGGGTGCCACCTACGACACACTGAACGCCGCCTATGCGGCCTACGTGGCGTCGGGGACCCCGGCCAGCTTCAAGGCCCGCCCCTACTCCAGCCGAGTGGCGGCGGCGAACAACCCGATCGTCAGTGGTTTCGCCATCCCCCAACCGTTCGACATCCTCACCGGTGACGCCGGCGCAGCCAGTCAGGTCCAGATCGACTGGAACCTCACCCAAGCACCTTCGGTGGATCACGGCTCGGTCGCGGCCGTGGGGGCCACGGCCGGGATGCCTGGCTACTTCACTCCGTCTGGTGCTTCCGTGCCCGCCAACCTGGGCGCACTGGGCGGGATCACCGCGGCCCCCGTAACGGCGTGGACCACTGGGCAGTACGTCATCACCGCCGACCTGCTCGCCAACCACTGGGACGGAGCGGCCTGGGCCGCGGGCAAGGCGCCCTAGTGCCGCCAGCTCTGGCCCAAGTGGTCGGGCTGAATGCGCTCTACAAGGACCTGGCCAAGATGTCCGACCCGCGCTCGGGGGAGCTGGCGAAGGCGCTCGTCCAGGCGGGCGCCGACGCCATGGAGCCCATTGCGGCCGCACTGCGCGGGGCCTATCCGCAGCGGACCGGGAGGCTGGCCGGTTCGGTGAAGGTGACCAAGAGCCGGACCGGAGCGGCGGTGCGGGTCGGCACCAAAGCCAGGGTGCCCTACGCCGGGCCCGTGGACTTCGGTGGCTACCCCGGCGACCGTCCCTACCTCTCGGACGGCCGGTACCTCTACCCAACGGCCAAAGCCATGATGCCCAACGCCGTCCACGACTACGAGCAGGCCATCATCCACGTCTGCGAGACCTTCCCCTGGACCAATGCCACAGCGAGCGCCGGGAGCGTGCATGACTGACGAAGCCCTACCCAATGAAGTGACCGTGACGCAATCGTTCATCGCCCGGTTGCCATCGCAGCGCGTCATCGACCTATTGAGCAAGCTCGAACCCGGACTGAACTTCGGTGAGCTCATGGAGAGCCAGCCGCCCCGCATGATCGCGTTCCGGGCGCTCATGCGTGGCTTCCCCGAGCGGGACACCACTTCGCTGTGGCTGCATGCCTACGACGTGGAGGTGGTCCTGGTCGACGTGGACCCTACCAACGGCAACGGGCAGACGATCTCGCCGCCTTCTGTGCCTACTACCACATGAGTCCGGACGCGGTCGACGGGCTGGACGACGAGGTCTGGGCGGGCATGATCCGACAGATCGAGCGCCACGCCGCCGCCGTCGCGGCGCAGAACGCAAAGCTCCCGAAGCTGTAGCCCATGCCCGGCCCGTCGATCATGGTGCGGGTCCTCGCGGACCTGACCAATCTGGCGAAGGGCTTCAAGGACGCGGGCTCCAAGGGTAAGGAGGTCGCCAGCTCGGTCCAGCAGGGCTTCGGCCAAATGCTGGCGGCCGTCAACAAGACGGGCGTGCTCGGCCCCTTCGGAGAGGCCCTGTCCGGCGTCAACGAGGCCGTCGGGTCACTGATCGAACACGCCAAGAGCATCGGTCCCGCTCTCGGCATTGCAGGCAG